GGATGGCAGTATGCTGCTGAGACTATGCCTGGTGATTGTGGATCGCCAATATGCTTGCATTCTAACAACAGCGCAAGTATTCTGGGTTTCCATATATCAGGGAAACCTGGTATAGGATTTTGCAATTCTCTTACTCGTGAGTATATACTCAAGAGAATTGCGAAATTGAGGGATTGTCGACCTCAGGTGGTGAATGGAGATATGACGTATGCAGGATGTTCCCAAGTTAATCTTGATGATGACATTGATTACTTGGGTGAAATTTCTGCAAGAGATCAGTCGAGAAATCCAAATGCAACCAAAATACGTACTACTCCGTATAATGGAGAATTGGATTGGTCGCCAAAAACGAAACCTGCAAATCTTGAGATTTTTGAGAAAGATGGGAAGATAATTGATCCGCTCAAAATTGCTATTAGAAAGCAATTTGTGCCATCGACACCTTTCGAGGCTGATGTCTTGCACAATGCGTATCTCGACTACTCTGATACAATTCTTGCAATGGATTCCCCTTACAAGCATATGTCAAGGAAAGTCTTGACAGAAGATGAAAATCTGAATGGTATTCCGGGAGATCCTTTCTTGAGTAGGATGAATCCAAAGACATCACCAGGCTATCCTTATACAAAACATCCTTTGTATTTCAGTGACAAAAGAGGGAAGAAACATGGTTTCTTCAATGAAACTTCTGAAGGCATATTTTCGCTAAAATCTGAAATCAGGAAGGTGATAGAGGAAAAGGAAGAAGCAATGATGAACGGAATTATACCTCCATTCATATGGACAGACAACATGAAAGATGAGCGTCTTCCAGTAGACAAAGTTGATACTGGGAAAGTACGAGTATTCAACTGTGGACCGCTAGACCTCAGTTACCTGACTAGGAAGTACTTTCTCAATTTTATTGCTCATTGCATGCACAATAACACAGGTGAAGTATCTTGTGGTATCAACCCACATTCGATTTCTTGGAAAGTGCTTCACAAAAGATTGTGCAAACATGGAAAAGACAGAATCATTGCAGGCGACTACTCTAGCTACGACAAGCGCCTTCCCTTTGATGTCATCATGAAAGTTCTTGATGTAATACAATCGTATTACAATGATGAATTTTACATGATACGCAGGGCAATCTTTCTGGCAACGTTCAATGCTATCCATTTGTGTGGCAGATCATTGTATAGGTGTTTTCGAGGAAATCCTTCTGGAACTCCTCTGACAACTATTGTGAATTGCTGTGTGAATGGTATATTGTTTCGTTACTCGTATATGTTTTTGGCACGTGATCATAATGTGGATCCGTTTACTTTTCGAATATATGTAGAATTTGCTGCTTATGGTGATGATAATATATCTGGTGTATCGTGTAATGTTCCTTGGTTCAATGCTATGAGTTTCCAACATGTTATGAGTTTATATGATATTGTATATACTTCATGTTCAAAAGGAAATATTGATGTCGAGTATGAGAACATTGATGATGTAACTTTCTTGAAACGAGCATTTGTTATGAGAGAAGGATGGATGTTTGCTCCTTTGGATCGTCATTCGATTGAAGAGACAATGCAATGGTGCAAACCATCAAGTACACCTTTCGAGGAAGTGATGCAATCCACCTTCGATTCATTTTGTCTCGAATTGGTTCATCATGGAAAACCAATGTTCACAAAGTATGTGGATCATGTGATGGAAGTTTCGCAAAGACTCTCACCACCAATTCCACTACGTCGTTCTGACTACAATACTTTGTTGGCGAACATGATAAATCAGTCTTTTTGACTGTAATGGTAA